GGGTGAAGTTCATGAACATGATGCAGTCCTCTATGAGCTCACCGGCGTCGGGGCAGATGCGGAGCATAAGCTCACGCATGAAGAGACCGAACTCCTCCACATGGGAGGCATCACACTCCGAAACATCCATGCCGTAGACCTTTGACCAGTCAAAAGACAGACGCCGGATCTTGTCGAAAACGTCTTCGGGGTCATAGTCGGGCCCAACGCACTGGCAGGCGTCGCCCATACATTTGACAAAGACAGAGAAGAATGTGCGGTAAGCTGCGCCCATCTTGTACATCCAAGCGTTCTCACGGTAGGACTGGATGGGCTGGCAAGCCTTGAACTGCGCGGGAGCGGGAATCTCGAGCGTGCCACGCTTATCAGGGTGTTTGAGCTGAACTTTCGTGCCAAAGATGAAGGAGGTTGGAAGAGCTTGGGACAGAGTGCGAGCCTCGACGCCACGCAAAAGGTCACCCTTCGCGGCTTGCGAGGCTAAGAAAGCGGCGAGGTTGTTGTTGTACTCGGAGATCAAGTCCAGTTTTCGACGGACAAAGAACCTATCAGCAATAAGTCGTGCGACTTTCTTCATGTACTCGCCCAACATCTTGCGCTCAAGGGCGCCGCCGTCAGGCATCACAGAGCGGCGCGTCGCCGTGGTTGATTGGCCATACCGAGCAAAGGCGGAGTGGACGAGGGTTGCGCCATTACTGCGTTGCACTTTCGCAGCTATCATGGGGCTGAGCACATACGCGGTGAAGTCAGGAATGTGCTCGAACATAAGCTCTGGATCAAGGGTTATGCTGCCTTCGCATGAGGAAAGAAGGGCCAAAAAGTCTATCGACTCACCAATCAAAAAGGTTTGACAGTCCACCTCCCTAAAGGCAACACTATCAGTGTGCCCAGAGGTCAACTGAATGTCCTCGAAGACAACTGGTGACAGCGTGGGGAAGGACGGCAGCACAGGACAGGTGTAATGCAGCGACTCCGACCAACGCTCGATGCGGTCCCATGGCATGCCGCGCATGGCAGCCTGCAACCGATGTTGATCATCGGGAATGCGGACCGCCATGGGAGTGTAACCCAGTGCCTCAATCGGCGTGAGGTGGTCAGAGTGGTAGTTCGTGAACACAACCGGAGCGCGGAACATGGTAAGGTAGGGGATGAGCGTGGGAGAACAAAGCGGGATAAAGGAGTCAGTGTCTTGCGAATCGGGTAATTGACGATGCGCGTACGTCTTGCCCGAGCACGGCAAAGCCGTAAGGATGACACGACCAAACGAGTGGAGGATTTGCGCATAACCCGTGTCGCGGCGAGCACGCATGTAGGAGCCGACCTCGTAAAAGCGAACGCGCGAAGTGACGCGCGCAAGCGGCAAAGGTGGCGCAACATCGAAATGGCGAACAATCATGTCCGAGGCCCGTGCGACACCGTCACTGTCGAGCTGCCCAGTGGTCAAAACGGCAAGTGAGGACTCATCAATGGCTTCTGGTTTCGTGAGCACATGCTCAGAGTGGTAGGGCACACAGCCCGCGGCCACCAAAAGGGCCTCATCATCAAGCACACCTGAGTCATTGCCGTAATGAACACGGTTGCCCTCAATGTG